AGTGGCTATTGAAGACAAAAATACTTGGTCTCCATCTCGAAACCAAATTTCTTTACCCGGTGTGTATGAAACATCAGGTCTTTTTTGCTCTTCTCTGCCTTGTTGTATTCTTAAAATTCCACTCATTATAATAATCTCCTTATATTAGAACCTTGCTATTTAATACTGTATGTAATGTATTTGTATCAGTAATTTCTTGCAAGTCTTTGTATTTTTTTGGAATGTTTAAATATGATATCAGAAACCTATTACCCATGTCAAATGACGCTTTTTCCTTCCCTCTTGACCCCGCATCATCATTATCAAGTGCTAGTACTATTTCATGTGGTCCCAGCACACTTAAAAGTTCTATCTGTCTTTTAGATATAGTAGCACCCAAAATAGCTACTGCTGGATAGCCATATTGGGATAACCACATACAATCTAAAGCCCCCTCGACAATATATAAAGTGTCTATCTTATTTACTTTATGCATGCCAAATAATATTTTAGATTTAGAAAAACCCTTTGAAAATAAATATTTAGGAATTGCTTGTGTTCTCCGTGTTATCCAACCAACTATTTCACTGTTTTCGTTTTTAGCAGGAATCATAAAATCTAAATAATTGTTAGTTTTACAGTCCCAATCTAATATTGTTTGTTTGGTAAACCCTCTGTCATATATCCAGTGTTTATCTGGAACATTCAATGTTACTTCGGGTTTTTGATAGGGGGATTCTTCGATGACTTCTTTTTCCTCATCACCAAAGAAAAGTGGATTTATTTCAAGCACATTGTTGTCAATCTGACTATCTACTTCTGCGTTTATCTCGTCCCACGACTTGCCTGATAATTTGTGAATAAAGCTTTTTAAACCACCTTGCCCACAACCCGCAAAACAAATCCATGCCCCCCTATCTAAATTGATTGCACATGATTCTTTTCTATCTTCATGAAAAGGACAATGTATAACAACCTGTTCTTCGTTCGGAATGTCCACCCCATATTTAGTTAATATAGAGTACCAATCTACCATTATCTATCCTTTTTATTTTTTCTTAGAAACAGAACAACTTCATTTCTATAACCATTTTCATCTGTAGCTATCCCTTTTCGGATATCTCCTACAGTGATGTCAATGATAGGTCGTCCATCTCCTTTGCTTCTAGTAGATTTTACGACAATATTACTGTCGTCACTACTGTTAAACCAATCTAAGAGTCCCATAATAACCTCCTGTTAAAAATCTCCTCCCCCATCGTAATCGAGTATTTCATGAATGTTTCCATTATCAACTGACCACTCCATGTAGGTTGTCTCGGTTGGCAATAAACCATCTCGATATTTCTGGAATTGCACAAGCCGTTTATTATCTACGCCCTTCTGCATCAAAGACATGTCAGCTGAGTCGTTTGCCACTGCACACATAGCTATTGCTACATCAGCAGCTCGTATCAATGCGTCACCAAAAGCTACTTGGTCTGCTCTAGGGGGAGTAAACATGTTAGCAGCATCCCTTGTGGCCTGTGTTGACACCATGATTGGAGTATTTGTTGCGGTTGCTAGGTTCTTCAACCCATAAAACAATGCGTGTGATTGTTCCCAAGCAGCCTTTTTTGAATCGCTTGTAGCTACCAAATAAACTCCATCTATAACTACAAACTCGGGATTATGTTTTCTGACTAACCCCGCAATAGATTCCAAACTTATACCCATTTGACCTGAAATGTGGTCACATACTAATAAAGATTCAGTGTTCGATTCTTTCAAAAACTTCTCGTATAGCCCCTCGTCAATTGGGTCTCCTCGTCTAAGAGCAGTGTGGGAGAAATTATAATTCTTCATTTTCGCTAATACTACATCAAGTCTCATGTTTATCTGAGTTTGTGGCATTTCTGTTGAAATCAAAAGTGTTTTAAAGCCGTTTGCTACTGCCACAGCAGCCGAATGAACACACAGCCATGTCTTACCAATAGTGGGTCTAGCAAATACAGCAATCAATTCACCGGGATTCCACCCCACACCTAGTTGATTAACAGACTCAAAGCTTGTGGGTATCCCCATCAAACCCTCACCCATCTCTCTTTTTGCGGTTCTTTCTCTCCACTCGCTCAGTCTATTTGTACTTCCTTTGTCATAAGTCTGTACATCTTCGTCATAAACTATCTCTATATCCGTCAAATCAACCATTAAGTTACTAATAGCTTTTTTTGGATTCTCGGCAATCATATTTACTTGTTTATTCACTGCATTACGTACAGTTCTTTGTAACAAATGATTCTTAAACTCTTCGACTGCATAGTCAAAGTTTACGCTATTAGCTTTAATATCTAAATTAGGAAAGTTTTTAACAATTGATTCAGGGGTTGCAAATTGTCCGTACTTATCAAAATGCTCTATAACCCACGTATATGCTTGCCCGTGTGCCGCAAAATCCTTTGCTGTATGCCTAAACGTACGTAATTTAGTTTTATTGTCAAGATTTAAAATTATAGCCGATTCTATATACTCAAAGCTGGCCATCTAGTTCTCCCGTTGTGTTATATAAGACTCTATTATCATTAGAATATATATAATATATTACATCAGACGTATTAAGATTGTCAATTTCTTCTTTGGCTTTCTTAAAGTCTGTGTAGTACCCAACGGTCCAAAAATCATTTTGGTCTTTTGATGAGGCAATTACTCTAAAGTTTCTTTCTTCTTCTATTACTACTTTTTTGTTTTTCGGGTTTCTTATTAGCCCTCTGTCTCTCCTTGTCACTCGCCTTCGCATATGCCCACTCCTTTAATTCTTTTAGTATAATCTTTCTTTTTGTTAGCTGAGAAGCAGATGGAAACCATACTGCATCTAAAATTAAATATTGTCTCCAAAGTTTTTTTATTTCTGAAGTACCCCATCGAGTCACACCGTAATAAATTATTGGGTCGTATGATGTTGTATAGTACCTAATACCCTTAGCTAAATATGGAACACTAGCATTACTGCCATTGTTTTTTATACAGTTTAGTATACAACAAGCTATTTGTGCAGAGCCATATTCATCAATAAGATTTCTAAGTTGGTGAAACTCATTACCAATAAACCCCGCCCCCGGATACTCTATATTGTGTTTTTCTTTATATAGGTTCCTAAAGAGTTCATACAGGTCTCGTGCGTTAAGGTTTTCAAAGTTCATCAGTTTCAACTAATAAATCAGCAAACTTTTCTCTAATAGAATGCCTAACTTTATAAGAAGATTCTCCTAGTTTTTTGGTAATTTCGTCCATAGTCAAACCTTGTAGTTTGTATGAAACAAATTGTTTTTCGTTATTTTGTAGTCTAGGGTCGCCATTTTCATCATTAGTATGTATTAGTAATTCAGTATCTACCTCTTCATATTCTTTTTCTTCCTTAGCTAAAACTTTTGCTACCTCTGACGTATAGAAACCTGTGTCAGAAGTGTCGTAAGGATTGTTGTCAATACTAACAAAATTAGGATGTCTTTGAGCTTTTGTAATTAATGTCCTAATAGTGTTTACCAACGAAGTGTGTAGATAAGTATGGAAGATAGCTCCTTTGCTGTTATCGTATTTTTTGGCTGCTTTTGTAACTGCTATTCGCAATTCTTGAGCTACATCTTCTCTGTCCATACCCGCAATGTATGTATTACCCGCCATTTTTTGAATTTTGGGTTCCCACCGTAATATTAAATCGTCATCAATTTGCATTTTTGCTGTCTTATTGTTTTTATCCCTACTGGGATTTATTACAGTGTATTATTATTATATCATATTTTTGTAAAAAAACTACGGATTTCGTTAAAAAATAGCCCTAATTAAACCTATTACTTCTGTGTTTGTGAAAACATTGTTGTGAACAATAGTTCTTCTTGTATCCTCTATGATATTTGTGTACAATTTGAGCTCGTTTTCTGTAAAAGGGTACTCTGCAATAAGTACAGTTTAATTTTATGTTATGGTATTGAAAGTGACAACTACCTTTGTGCACTAATCGTGTACTAGGTTCTTTGCAAACTAAACAGTATCTAGTTCCTTTTTGTCTTTTCGCCCGAATAGTAGGTACATTATTATTTTTTAGCACCTCATGTATGTATTGACGAGATACTTTGAAGGCATCTCCTATCTGTTGTAAGGTGTCGTGTGGATTATCGTATCTATATTGTATGATTTTAGAAATCATCTGTCGTCTTAAGAGACAGTTCGTAATTTTTTACAATAGTACTTATTTCATTTTTCCAGTGTGTAGCTAAATAGTTTGCATCTACCGTAGTTTCTGCCGGATTTAATTCCCAGCCACCTTTTATGTGCCCCGAAGCTGCCTCAATCCTATCCCATTGAGCCTTTGAAAAAGTTATTGATACTGTTACATCGCCTTCTGCCATTAGTTATTCTCCTTTAGTTTTTCTATTTCTTCTTTTAGTTTTTTTATTTCCATTAATAATACTACTGATATTCGGTCATAACTTATAGAATCAGGTCGTCCTTCTTCATCATAAATTACTAATTCTGGAAATAGTTCATGTACTTCTTCCGCTATCAAACCAAATCCGGGTTTTCCTTCATCATTTGTGTTTTCATTGTTTTCATATTCTACAGGTCTCAAATCATATAGTTTAGTCGAGTCTAGAGCAGCATCAACAATATTCTTTTTATATCGCTCTGAAGATGTAAATTTATAAATTAATCCGCCCGTACCTCCATGTAAAACAGTACCGGCACTTCCACTTGAAGTCATAGTTACAGCAAGTCCACTACTGGTTAAAATTGACCTTACAGTGCCAGCAACAGAATGCCTTATAGAGGGACTACTAGCATCTCTATACATCCCTGTATCCACGTCTGATGAAAAAGAATATGTTGGTAATATAGCCCCCCCATCATCCCCATAATATCGAGGAGCGTTTGGTATAGAAGTTGGAGAAGAACTTTGTGCAAATCCTCCTTGTATTCCTACTAAACGCCAAACAGCATATGGAAGGTCATAGTTTATTTCAGCAATTATTTTAAAATCTGAGTCATTACGTTCTTGCACTAGTGCCGCATAATCACCATCATCTATTACTCTAAATATATTTTCACCTTTTATGTAATAAACATAATAAATTCTACCATCTGAATTTAATGCAGATAAATAGCTTGAATTGCCCCCTTCAATTGCAAAAACTTCATTCCCAACGTAAATATTTCCAGCCCCCCAATTTACTTGACTAGCAGATGTAGATGAAAAAGTACAGGTTGTTCTAACCGTTGGGTTCGCTGCAAATTCCGGTTCGTCTGGCAAGGCATCATCGGAAGCAACAGCTTCAGTTACAGATGCTATACCACTAGAAATATATCCACTAGGCATAAGGGCTGATTTTTCTACTAAATTATACCTTGTGCTCGTACCACCATTAGCTTCAATAAACTCCGTACCAGTAACGGTAAAAGTTGTATCTACATTTTGTATATCAGTTCTAAGTCTAACATTATCACCAGCTCTTACTGGAATATAATATCGTAATGTAGAGCTAGTATCTACACTTCCTGTTGCCCAAGTAACTTTTACTTTTGTACTACTTACCCAAGTTGCGTACCCATATGTACTTGTAGGTAATCCATTAGAGTCTAATTCATTAATTGTCATTCCGGTACGGAACCCATACTTAGTCAAATCTACATTAGCATCAAATATAGAAGCCCCACTTGTATGTTCTGCAGCAGAGGTAGAATTTTGAGCTCTATTTGCAGTAATAAGTGTTTTACTATTTACTGCTGTAATAACAAATTCTTCACTATCTATTTTTAATGTCTGCCCCACGTACATCCCAGTAGAGTCAGTTACGTCTATACCTGTTTCACTTAGGTCTAGTCCTTCATTCAATGTACCTGTCAACAAAGTATTACCTACTGTTATTTCAGCCGTACCTGAACCAGACACAGCACTCGGAACATTATCTATGTAAAAATGCGGTGGGTATAAACTTTGCACATCAGCCCTAAGTGGTGGATTCTGAAGCCTTATAAGCTCTGAAACAATTTGTTCTCTTATGGTGTCTGGGTCAACACTTCCAGATACTGTTATTTTTTTAGTTTTTCTCACCCCTAATTTAATTCTAGGTCTACCACCAGCTACAAGGTCAAAGCCAAAACCAGAATCGTTTCCAAAAAAAGCATTGACAGTCGGAGCGGCCGAAGCAGTACCCCAAATAACTGTAGAATCATCTAAAGCTGGGTCTAAGTGAGATACTAACATGTATGCTGAGTCAGATGAACTAACGTTATTAGCACCTGAAGAAAGATATTGTATTCTACCTACAATAGTAGATATGAAAGCATCGTCATCTCTTTCAGCATCAGTGGTTCCGTTGTGGCCTCTTTGAACTGTTAAGTTAGTGCTACTATTTATAGCCGTTATTAAGACTTGTTCTCCGGGGAATCCAATAAATAAAACTTGCCCTACGTACATATCTGCTGTTGAATCAACTGTTAAGCTTGTAGCTCCAGCAGCAAAATTACTCCCCATATTTATTTGAGTCATTACTTTTCTAAATTCTTCAGCACTGTCTGCATAAGATAAATCCGAACCACCTATAGTAAGGATTCCTCCCGAAATATTTCGCCCTTTGTATATAAAGCCAGTTGCGTCCCCACCGAAATTTGTGTCTGTTACTTCAAGTAGTTCAAAAATTTCAGTATTTTTAGTGGTTACAGCATCACCTTTTTCTCCTCTAGATGTAGCATTAAATTGAACTGTAACATCTGAATAAATTTCGCCTTTTGGTCTATCAATATTACTCTGTCTCATAGGTATTTGACGACCAGTAGTAACAAAAGACCCACTTGTAATTGTGTCTGGAGAGGGATAATGTATATTTAAACCAAAAGCTGTTGGACCTAATGCCTCACTTGTTGGTCTAGTCCCCTTTTTAAAATAATCTAAAAATGAATCTGGTGTTACATTTCCTGTAGATGTTATATTTGGAGAAACATAATAATCATGTCCATATTCTGTTTGTTCAGCCGATAATGCCGCATGAGGCTCCGAAGCGGATGCTGTTCTAATATGATTCAAAACCGACTTTTGAGATTGACTTGCTAACTTTAAGGTACCATTTTTAGTATAATTTGCCGTAGACTCTGTCCATCGGTCATCTACTGCTTGTAATATAGCTTTGTCTGAATGTGTTGCTGCAGTTGTGCCTCTGTACTCTCTTTCCACAGTTATAGTAGTTTTATCAGTAACAGCTGTTACTAACATTTCTTCGTTATCTACTTTTAATATTTGTCCTACAAACATTCCTGTAGAATCAATTACAGTTAATTCTGTTTCGCTCGCATCAATAGCTTCATTTACTTGTACAGATGGACCAGTATGTCTAAGATGAGCGGAATAGCGGGATACTAAAGATTTTACCAATCCACCTCTACTACCATAAGGTTTTCTATACTCTTTAGTTTCTGTATTTATTTGCCCTAATCTCGGAACAAACTGATACACTGGAGTTGCTGCTTCAAACATAGCCGCACCAGTAGAGTGCGTATCAAACTCACCATTAACCCCTCTTACAACATCTATAGAAGTGCCACTATTAATTTCTGTAATAATCATTTCTTCATCATTACTAGCGAAAGTTATACGCATACCTATAAATAACTCATCAGTATTAGTGACAGTAATTTCTGTTTCACTGCTATCTAAATCTTCATTTAAAGTTGCAATCAATGCACGGTCATTAGCAATTTGTCTTAAAGAATTTTGCCCACTAGTGTTTTGCTCTTTAAGTTCAAATAAATAATCATAGGCTTCGATAACTAGATGCATACCATCAGAAACCGAAAACTCTTCCTCCACACTTGTAACAGCCCCATAAAAATATAATTCTCCCGTATCTTGGTCTCTAATTTTTAAGGGTGTAAAATCTCCAATAACTCCTGTAAAAGGACCTTTAGAAGAGCTAGCTGAGTTTGATTGTGGGTTAGATGAGTTGTTTATGATAGTAGCTACGGCACGTCTAGGAGCTCCTAAAGTGTCAACAATGGATAAATCGTATAAACGACTAACTCCGCCCACAGAAAAGTCTTCCCATGAATCACCATCCCAGTATGAGACTATTGATTTAGATGCCATGCTTTACTCCTTTTATGATATGCCAGTTCGCCATTCAGATACAAATTGTATACTAAATGCCCATCTATCTTCTGTTCCGGGTGTTTGAGTAAATTGAAACTGTGAAACAGCTACTTTATAAATACCACCCCCAGTAGAAGCAGTCGTCCCTGACCCTGAATAATCCGGAGTAGTAGCGTCACCAATCTCTAATTCTAAATTAGCACCAGTTGCCCAAGTTAATAACTTGCTTTCTAAATAATTTTTATACGGAACATAGTACGTCTGACCTTGTTCAGTAAATTTTTCCATATTAAAAAACGCATTTTGTGTAGTATTACTTAAGTCCTGACCAACATTGTCCATAACACCCGATACTGTAATTGTAGGACGTGATTGTCCCAAATCAATTATTACAGGAGAAGATGCTGGTAAGGGAATTTGAATAGGTTGTCTACCAAATGATAAGGATAGTTGGTCAACTTTTAAGGCTAATCTATCTGTTGCTCCGGAATTTGTACCATCTCGGAGTAGTACTGCTAATTCTGCCATAATTTACTCCTTAAAGACCTAATAACATTCGATTTTCTTCGTCAGTATGGTGGTTGCCTGTATTATAACCAGTATATATATCTTCACCACCTTTGGCTCTAGCCATTTGGTCAGCCCTTTCATATGCAAACTCACCCCTAATTTTAACTCCATCAACAGTTATTACCTTGTCTAACGAGGAATTTATTTTCTTTAACTCTGCGTTTAAGTTGTCTTGTATTGGTGTGAGTGCATCTATTAACGCTGCTACTGGACTCTCAAGACTAGATATACCCTTAAATGGAGTAATGGTGCCTAGCTTCAAATCCCACTCAATCGCACCCAGCCACGATGTAACAGCATTCCAAGTATCATCTATTTTTGTAAGCACTTCCAAGACTTTAGTAACACCCCACAATTTAATTTGTGTCCACAACTTATCCACATTTAACGGAAACTGTTCAAAAAAACCCATTACACTATTTTTTATTTTTATTATTGGGCTGTCAGGTCCTGAAAGCCAATTTTTCAACCAGTTAACAACTTCTATGGCTGAAATAACACCACCGATTATAGGTATCATCTTAAACACTTGCATAGCTAATTCTGTGGGTTTTTTAGACATGTATTGTGCAGACGTACCTAATAGTTTACCTGCTGTCTTAATAATAGGCGTGACTATAGGTATTAAAGGTAGTAGCATTATGTCAATAAATGCACCAATGATTTGGAACACAGAACCTACTACACCCGTAAAAATTTGAGATTGTTTTAATAAAGAACCAATAGTAAAACTAATTCCCGCTGTTTTACTAGCGGATTTAGCATTTTCTTTTGTAAACTTAAATGACTGTTCCGCTAGGCTCATCAGTTTCTTGCCACCGGGTACACCTCCACCTCCAGCCAATCCTGCACCTCTAGATGCTGCTCCTGCTAATGCTGTTACTATTGCTGGCATTTAAAAGTTTACCCCCATATTTTTGTGCATAGAGGCAGCCTTGCTAGCTGCCATAGCTCTTGCTTGTTCATCATTTTCTATTTGTTTTAGTGCCATTTCAGTCCCTAATATTAAATTTATTTCATCACTGTTCATTTCTTGTATGGCTTCCCAACTTATGCCCATCTTTAACAGTTGGATAGTGATAATCCAGTGAGTATACAAAACAGCTTCATATGATGTTATCTCTGCTGCATTGCGTGTGAAAGCCATTACTCTTTTTTTATCTTGTCTGAAGCATTTTCTTGGTCAAATGCACTAGGAACAATCGTTTCTAATGCTTTACCTAATCTTTCGTCTATTGAAACAAGAAAGGACTCTGTGGTTGGTCCCCACGGAGCCTTTACAATCATTTCTTTTAGACACTCTTTCATATAATAATCACCATCAAAAGCATTGTTACCACCACCATCAATCTTCAAACATCTTGAAACTATTTTGTTTCTTCTGCTCCAAGACATAGGCTTCAGTTCAACTTCAAATGTATCCCCTGTTTCAGGAATAGTAACTTTTTCTACATAATTCTCTCCCGTCAGCTGATACTTTGAAATATCAAACGCTTTGCTTGCCTGTGCCATACTAGCCTCCTTATTCTATTTTTTATGGATATACTGGTACGCTATCCACTATTGTTATTTTTATACTTCTAAATAGCATGTCCAAATCTATTTGAAATGGATTATCTGTTGTTACAGCATGAGGTGCTGAGTTTATAAAAATACCTTGTTTATTTAATTGATTTGTATTATCTGTTCCCTCTACAGGTGTACCACCCCCAGAGTTAGTAGATGTAGGGATGTCTATTACTATATAATCGTTAGTCCCTCTCTCAAACTTTAAGCTAGCCGTAAAACCTCGTCTATGTATAGTTCCACCACCAGCACCATAATCACCTTCTAATAGTAATTGTTTAAATAATTCTGTAGCAGAGTCTTGACCACTGTTAGCACTAGTAAGACTATCGTCTGGTGTACTACTATCAGAGTCTAATCCATTTGCAGAGGATACTATAGCACCTGCTTGTTTGTTAGCATCTGGTAAAACTACTGTTGCAGACATAGAGTATTCTCTGGCACCCTCTTTGATTTCAAAGGGACCTCTAGCTCTAGCTCCTTGTTTACCCATATAGTATCTAGGCTCTTCTCCATTTGATATAGATAATGAAAAACTTCTTATTCTTGCAAACTCAACGCCAAAAAACTTTATAGTTCCTTCTGAAAAATAATATGGAGATGTTGTTGGGTATCCAGTACCATCGTTAGCAGATGCTGCATTATGACTAGGTTCTCCTACATCATCAAAATCAATCTGCTGCATTACACCATATCTTGGCATATTAGCTTCAATACTAGCCCCATAATACAAATCTCCTGAAGCAGCTCCAACTGTAGTTTGGTTAGCTTGGTTATGTACCATATTTAGAAAGTTTACGCTGTCCCAAGATACTGTTATCATTCCACCTTCTTCAGCTGATATCGTAGATGAACCAATCATGCCCCCTACATATCTTCTGTCAAAGTTTTTTGTGGTTAGCGTTGTACCTGTTGTTTCTGTACTCTCTTTCATGTGTACGTGCCAAGTAACAGTGTCAAGGTCTACTTCTTCATTTATAACATGTGTATAATAAGCTCCGGCTGAAACTTCATTTATAACCGCATTATCTGCATGGGCAAATTGTAAAGGATAATTTAATTTGAAAGTATCACTTGTGTCTTTTATTACCCTTCTAACTTCTGACTTTGTTCCGTCAGCCTCAACTATTTGAATATAATCCCCGGCAGCTAAGTTACTAACATTGGCACCATCACAAGTAATATATACATCACCCTTTCTTACAGCCCCATTTAATAAAATAGTGTCTGAAGCAGTTGCAGATGGAGTAGTAGTTATAGAACCGATTGGAAATCGTAATGGCCACCCATTAAGTAGAACAATACCTGACACACCACCTGTTAGTGTGTGTTGACCCGGATAGTATACAGAAACATTTCTTTTAGCTGTAGTACTAAGAAATCTTCTTCCTTCTATACTCATGCTTGGGTCTGGAGTCTCAATGGTTTCATAAACTCCCGGAATAAAAGTTAAAAATTTATCGTTGTCGTTTCTTGTTGCGTCCCCCCCGACACCATCTACTTCTAATACTTCTTCATTGTCTGCATGAAAAAAGGCAGTTGGCCTGTCTAACGTAAATGTATTAGCAGAAGCGGCCCCATTACTATCAGACATTGCTTCAATACGCCTAACCTCATGTTCATTTACAGTGTCGGCCGCAGTGCCAGCAACTGTACCAATTCTTATAAAATCACCTATAGTAAAAGTACCTGAAGCTCTAGTAATAGTCACTTTTCTACTACCAGCCGGTAATCCGGCTGCATGGTCTACGGTAGCAGTTCCTCCTGAACCGACAATGCTCCCTTCTATCATTTCAGGGTCTCCCCCCTGTGCCGCTTCAGCAGCAAATGTCAATTGTGCTTGGTCGCTTCGATATACTCCCATAATGTTTTCTCCATTGTTTTAATATCGTATAAATATATTATACTTGTTTTTACGAAGTTTCTAGTAATACTCCGTTGTTTTCTAATTGTATCTGAATTGTGCCCGTCCAAATGTTTGCTTGTTCTCCAACTTCTTCACTAAATGAAATAAAGAGTTGTCTTTGAAAGTCCGACAAAGAATGTCGTCTGGCATGCATAATTCTTCTAACTTCACGCATTAAGTTATATAACCTTTGTCTACTTGTTAAGGTAAAAAGCTCTAAATCAACATTGTAAACTCTGTTTCCAAATTTGTGATTCCCTATAGGTTCTTCACTAAAGGCTGGGTTTGCTGTTCTTCCAATAATGTGGTCACCTACATTTAAATCAAAACGATATGGTTGGCTTTCTCCATTTACAGTAGTCAGTGATGGTTTTGTTACATTAGATGCATTCCACTGACCGTTTAAGTCTGTCATTACAGCATCTATAGGTATTGGGTCGTCTGGCATTAAAACACCTCAAAGGCTCGCATGCTGTCTAAGTTGTTCTCTATTTCACCCTGCCAGCCACTAATTTTTGAACTTATATCGTATCTGTCCATACCACTTACAACTGAACCGCCAAAATCAGCACTTCTAGAAATTTCTATAGCTGCTAATTTTTTTGTCATATCTGTAATCATGCCACCTTGTTGAGCATCGGTATGTATGTCTCTACCATGTAAGTAAGTTACTTTCACAGGCATAGTAAATTCTCCACCACCCCATCTCCACACTGGAGCATTATAAGACGTAAATCTTGCGGGTAATAAGAAATATCTTGAAAATTGTATCATGCCTGTATCAGGAACTAAAAAGTAGTCTTTTTTTCTACCTTGTGTTTTTGTGTCCCAACTAGAACCATTCCAAATCTGCAAAGATAAGATTTTATATGGGTCGGGTCTGTCTAAATGAAAACCATTTAAATTGAATGGATGATATTCATTTGCTATGTAATTAGGTCTCCAAGATTTTCTAGACTGCATATCTATGTAAGATTGTGCTTCATAAATATATTGTTCTACTGTAGCTTTCGTAGGAACTGTAGAACTAGTAAAATCTGTACCACTAAGTACATTTTTTAGTTGCATTAACTCATAAACCTCTTTAGTTGTGCAATAAGCTGCATGAGGTCTCATTTGTATTCGTTTTATTGTAGGGGCAGTAGTAACACTAGCAGTACTTACTCGAACATAATATTTGGTTTCACCATTTATTGCATCTGTTGCCCAATCACTAAGTAAGTTAGAGGGAAATATTTCTGCACCATCTTTTGAAAAATCATATTGACCACCTTCGTTATCATCTGGGTCTAGTTCATATCTACCTGAAGCTGGTACAAACTCTGTCCATGCTGAACCATTATAATATTGCCATGTTAATGCTCCTAAACTTCCAGCCGTATCTACATCAAAAATAGCCATATCAAATTTTGTGTCATTCCCTAAATATAAATAATGACTTGATGCACCAAGAATAGAAAAGGAAGTTCCCGCAGGGGATTGTGCTTCTAGTGTAACGTCAGTATAACTACTTCCGTTATGTGTAAAAACTTTATCAAATACTGCTCCAGCAGTTGTTGCCATTTATATCTCCTAGGAGTCTTTGTCTCCTTTATTGTCATTGATTGCTTCTTGAGCCTCTATAACTTCAGGTGGAATGTTTCCCTCACCATCTACCTGTGTATCGTCTTTTCCTCTAAGGTACATTAGTACACCTTGTAAGTTTTGTACTTGTCCGACTAGTTGTTCTCTGTGTGCATTTACTTTGTTTAGTTCATCGACTAAAGCTTCCATTTTTTCAGTAACTGCTTTTAAATCACTTTGTACATCTATCTCTGCCATGTTTCTTTTCTCCTTCTATTTCTTTTTACTTTTTTATTTTAGGATGCGTCAATAATAGCTATCCAACTAATGGAATCTCCATCATTTTCTGCATCAGCATATATAGTATTTAGTTCTACGTAAGCAGAGTCTGCTGCTCCAAGTGAACCAATATCCATTGTCCAAGTCTCATGTCTTTGTATTTTTTTACCAACGTATGCCACAGGGTCACCACTACTAATAGTTGATTTCCCTATATATACAGGTCCTTTATTTTTTCTTCCCCCCGTAATTTCTATCCATCTTACTTTACTTGCAGTGGAAGAAAGTTGGACTTCTGTTCCTGAAGTGCTTACTGTTGTTGTTCCTGTTTCTAGTAACATAAAATCCTCCTAATTATAATGGTCTATATACGAAATAGTAACTACTAAAGTTTTAGTACCATAACCCCCATCGGACTGGTTATAATCGGTTGTAGTGTCAAATCGCAAAGTATTTCCTTCACTTAAATAAAGAGGTGTGTCTTTTTTAATAATATCTACATAATTATCTGCAGCTACTTCTTCTTCGTGGCATAACCAATGAGCCATGTCTGCATGCTGTGCTTCAGTCATATTAACATATGGGGTTGTAGTGTTAATTGCATTAGAAGAAGACCAGCTTCCTCCGAAACTACTATGAGATGAATAATAATTATTATTTGTCTTCCATTTTCCAGTCGAAAGTATAACATCTATGTCATATGTAGAACTCTCATGTTCATTTGTGACTCTTAAGAGTTGAACTTCCCATAAATGCCCCCAAGGAACAAGTAAATCCGAGTATCCGGCACTTTGACCATTAATACCGTGACCTATATTACTATTATTAGCTCCTACTGGGTGTTGTTCTGTCATTGGTATTGAAAATTCACAATTTTTTAAATTTGGTATTGCCATTTAATTAGTCCTCCATTGACTCAAAGGAAACGATAATATCGACTCCTCTATTTGCATCTTGTGGCATAAATCCTGATGATTTAGCATTAGCTGTAAGTGAATCACCCTCAACCATATAAATAGGTCTATTTAGTAATTCAATTGATTTACCCATTGGAACTTTTACCCCTTGAGCAAGTCTCACTGAAGCATCATTCCCTGTAGGTGTAACAGCCGCTGAACCTGCAGTGTCATTTACTGCTCCTAAACCTGCTAGACTTACATTCACATAAGTCCCGGCTGCTTCAGGGTTTGCAGCCATTATACTATTTATTTTTAATACTCGGTCAGAAGGACACTCAAACAAAGTATCCTCTGTTCTAGAGCTTTGCAAAATAACTAAACTAGCTGACACACCTCTCGAAGAATAACTTGCCCCACTACCACCACCACCATCAAGCCGTCTAAACCTATTTGGAACAATATTTTTACCTCCATCAGGTGAAATTATAAATTGTTGTAAGTAACAATATGTATTTTGGGTACTACCACTCCCAACACTAGCTAAAAGATAGGTGTTACCATATCCAATCATACCCGAATAACTGCTATCCATAGTTATAGACACAACTCCAACGTCTCCCGGCTCACATGATTGGTCCATCATATTAAAAAGATGTGCTCTAGAACCTTCATGCATATAATTTCTATATGAGTCTGTATAACCCCCGGTAACTTCGTGTACTTTACCAAAACCATAGTCATTAGGAGTAGATTGATAATTGTGACCATCAAATGTTTTTAATGGGTTTGTTTGGTCAATATTACCCCAAAAACTTGAAATATTTGAAAAGTTACCAGAACCACCCATAGAAACTGACATATCATAGTTCCCGATGTCTGGGTTAACTTTGTAACCTAAAGCACCACTGGGACTAGAAGCCACAAATTCAGTTTCGTCATAAACCAGTGTCATAGCATCCGAATTATAACTCATACTTGTTGTACTTCTTCCTGAATCATATGCTTGTGCATTCATAATAAAAGTATCTGCAAGAGTATATCCATAGATAGACGTTGCTGTAGGATGGTCCCAAGAAGTTGTTGTGGTATTAGCAAGTACTCTTGGGCTAACAAAAGTAGCCCCATTAGTTTTTAAATTAAAGCCTAGAGTTCCTACATGTAACTCTGATATTGCTGCTATATTTGGATTTGCCATATTATTTCTCCTATATGTATATTATATTATACTATCTTATTTTCTAAAAGTTATTGCATACCGAAAATTAGTGAGTATGCTAACGCTTGACCAGCTGAAGCTCCACCACCTGCATATGAACTAACATCGGACGCTGGGATAGTTTTCATTGTTCCACCATCGTTTACTACAAAACCATCTGTGTCGGCAATTGTTATTGAACCTCCTACAGAGGTATCTCCATCGAGTAGATTTAATTCTGCGGCTGTTGCTGTTACATTAGTACCACCAATATCTAAAGTTGTAACTGATAATTCACCAGCTACTGTTACTATATTTCCACTAGCAGTTAATGTTATTAAATCTTCATCTCCAACAGGTCCTATAGTACCAGTGGTTTTTATAACAAGCCCACCATCGTCTATAGTTAATATATCTGTGCCATCTATGTCGAATACCATTTTACCGTGGTCGGCAGTTCCTGACGCTGTCGCAGTAGAAAAATGTATCTCTTCTGCAGTCTTGTTTGAACTACCATTAAGTACTTGGATAATAAGTGATTCTGCTGCTGATGTACCTAAAGTTAC